GTTTAAAAGTTATGCCGAAGAGTTAAAATATCTCGTAACTGATCAAGTACGCATGGATTATCTTTCAAAAATGATAGGAAAGATTGCAGAGACTGGAAACACTTTAGTATTGGTGGGACGAATTGAAACTGGTAAAATGATTCAAACTTATTTAAGTAACTTGTTTAGTCCGTTACCAGATAAACCAGAAGTTGCATTCATATCAGGAGTTGTTAAAACAAAAGATCGAAAGGATGAATATGACGAAATTAAGACCAGCAACAATAAAATCATTGTTGCAACTTATGGGGTGGCTGCTGTTGGTATCAATATTCCTCGCATTTTTAATTTAGTATTCATCGAATCTGGAAAAAGTTTTACGCGAGTTATACAGAGTATTGGCCGAGGAATACGAAAGGCCGACGATAAAGATTTTGTACAAATTTGGGATCTAACAGCCAGTACCAAATATGCAAAACGGCATCTTACCGAACGAAAACGTTTTTACAAAGAAGCAAAATACCCATTTACTATAGAGAAGGTACAATATCAATAAATTTGACTTTGTCTTCTAATAGTTGCTATAATATATTATGAATTATTCTAAATTTTCAGTCGTTATTCCGACTATGTGGAAATATGAACCCTTCGTCAATTTCCTAAAAGATATTGTTGAATGCCCTTCAGTGGATGAGGTGATTATCATCAATAATGCCGTGGATTTAACTCCAGCAGAATATGATAAATCTCTTCGTCACCATGAAAAGATTATAGAGATATCTTATGGTGAGAATATCTTTGTGAATCCTGCATGGAATATTGGAGTACAAACCAGTAGAAATAAAAAAGTATGCATCATTAATGATGATATAATTTTTGATTTGCGGCTATTTCATCACGCAGATCGGGTGTTGAATGAACATACCGGTGTGCTTGGTTTATGCCAAGGTAGCACTGACTGGAACCAACCAACGTTAATTGATGGATCGATTGACATACGTCCATGGAATAATGAAGTTATTTCAGCTTACGGTTGCCTTATGTTTGTTCATAAAGATTGGTGGATCGATATCCCAAGTGATTTGAAAGTATATTTTGGTGACAACTGGATATTTGATACATGTTTGATGCGTGGTCTTCATCCCCATATTATCACCAATTTATTATTTCACACACCTTACGCAGTTACATCTCGTGATTTAGTTGGTGAATTTTCTGATAAAGAATCTGCAATATACTCAGAACATAAAAAAGAGTTTGGTAACCAATTAGGCACTATATTGAGCATTAGGGCATATCTGGAACATGAATATAACCAACATTGTGCAGCACAGACAGATATAAATGAACATTTACCAGTGTTATATGAATATGCAAAAAAATGTAATCAAGTAACCGAATTTGGAGTACGAACAGGAAGTAGTACAAGGGCATTTTTACATGCAGGTGTTAAACTCAGATCATATGATTTGGAAAAAAATGATTATGTTGAATACCTATTCGCAACTGGAAGGAATGCTGGCTTTGATGTTCAATATATAACTGGTGAAGACGGCAACACCCTTACCAATGAAATTCAACCGACCGACTTGTTATTCATCGACACTGATCATACATATGTCCAGTTATCAGCAGAATTAATGCGACATGCATATAAAGCCAATCGGTATATAGCATTCCACGATACAATATCATGTGCAGCTGAATTGAATCATGCTATATTAGAATTTTTGGCGCACAATCCTGAATGGAGGGTTGTGGTTCAACGCAATAATAATAATGGATTAACAATCCTTGAAAGGATCTGATGCAAATATTAACTCTCAATAATACAACTTTATATTTAAATGACCTCCCCGAAGAGGTGGATGACGATATGAGATTTTCAGTGTTGGATAATAATGATCCAAGTAATCCTGATTATTTTTTCATTCCATTAATATTTCTTGAAAGCTTTACAAGTCCCGCGGCGGTATTAAAGATAGGCCCCTATGAACTTACCATGCCATTAGATTGGTGTGCGGTGGTTGGAGACCCAGAAGGTCCAGATATGGAAGTGTTGCCGATCACAAGTCTAAATGATCGAGGGTTTAAAGTATTTTGTTTCAATCCACTTACATCATTTAGACCTGATTTTTTAGATATTGACATTGTAAATGTTTATCAAGATGTAAAATGGTATTTTCCTAAAATGAAACCCGGCCAATTGTTAACTACTCCATTGCATTCTGGTGAGAAACCCATCTGTACCTATTTTGTCAAGGAAGTGAGTAGACAAAGTGAATTGTTAGATTATACCAAATGTTGGTGATCCATCATGAATTGGGAGAAAATGAATACCCCATACGGTATGGCTTACGAAAAGATGACAATTAAGCCCAGTGCTGAAGATGAAGAACGAGTGAAAAAGAAACGCGCAGAAGAGGAGTTATGGAGGGATATTAGAATCGCTGCGCAGACTAATATTTCCTTGAGCGAATTGTTGGATCGTGTTAAAATTGTGTATTATCTAAGCGAGGATATTAATCGTGGCAACATCAAAACTTGATATAAAGCGAGAATTAGCAGCAGTTGATTCCAGAGATTACAATTTTTACAATAAATTAACCCCTGAAGAGAAGAAAGCTTTTAGTCCATTTGTATTAATGAGATTTATCAGTAATATTCAAAATAATGATAGAGATTACCAAGAATGGTTTCTCCAAGTAACAAACGAGCGTGTTAATAAGCATCATTGGGATCTCAGTAAAAATCATAAAGAATTACTTTGGAAATTGTGTGCAGGGGTGGGGATTGGGGAGAAATTTTACCATCCATATCTAGCGGCCGGTAAAAAGGGTAAAGTGAATAAAATTGAAAAATTGATTGGTGAGTTAAATCCCGCAATGAAGTTAAGTGACATTAAAATGATTTCGGGTATGATGACTACGAAAGACATTAAAGAGTTATTTGATAATATGGGATTTGACAAAAAGCAACAAAAAGAATATGAATGATAGGTTAAAATGATAGCCCTAGTTGACCAACCTCATACATGTGTTCATTGCAAAAAGAGTTTTATGCAAGAGAAAACTCTTGTGGCGCATATGTGCGAACGCAAACGACGGGCAATGCAGAAAGATGAAAAGCGAGTTATTGCAGGATTGATGGCGTATAACAGATTTTATCAGCTTACTCAAAGTAGTAAAAAAGATAAAACATACGATGAGTTTTGCAAGAGTGCGTATTACAATGCGTTTGTGAAATTTGGTTCTTTTGTCAACAATGTAAATCCATTATACCCAGAACGGTTTATTGATTTTGTAGTTAAAAGTGGAATCAAATTGGATCACTGGTGCAGAGATGAATTATATGATGCTTATCTATTTGAGATGCTTAAAATAGAACCTGTGGAATCAGCAGTCCAGCGAACTATTCAGACTATGATGGAATGGGGGGACAATAGTGGAACAGCGTTTAATCACTATTTTAATTATGTAAATCATAATAGAGCAGTTCATGATATACGCAATGGAAAGATATCACCTTGGATGATTTTGAATTGCAAGAGTGGTAAATCAATGGTATCCAAATTCAGCGATGATCAACTTGAATTAATAACCCCTGCATTTGATGTTCCGTTTTGGATCACCAAATTTAAAAAGAAAACAGACGATGTTGAACTTGTAAAAGAAATCTGTAAAGAAGCGGGTATAGAATGATTAAAATACAATGCGATGTTGATATCGATTTTTTTGATCGAGATGATTTATTATCAACAATACCCCATAGGGTTGCAAGTAGGTTTGATCATGGCAAATTAGTAAAACACAATTCTGGAATATATTTACAGAACATACCATTTGATCCAATCAATGGAATAAGTTCTATTGATTACGAATCTGCTGAAAAGCGTGGGTATTTTAAAATAGATATCTTGAATGTTAATGCATATAAGGGTATCAAAAATGAGAAACATATCGAGCAGTTATTATCAACAGAACCATTGTGGGATCTGTTGCATGAAAATACCATATGCGATCAGCTATCACACATTAATGGGTATCACTCATTAATATCAACCGTGAACCCTCGATCAATTGAGGAACTTGCGATGGTGTTGGCCTTGATTAGGCCCGGTAAGAAACACTTGATTGACAGATGCGCTAAAAGTGGATTTGATAGTATACAAGAAGAGATTTGGAAGAAAACAACGGATGGAAGTTACGCATTTAAAAAGTCACATGCCATTGCGTATGCCCATCTTATAATCATGCAACTAAATTTAATATGTGAAACGGCTAGTGTTTAGCTTTCTTTACAGTTCTAACCAATTGAATTGATTTTCTTTTAATTCGTTTCTCGGCTATATCACTGAGATTTACAATAGGACCAAATATAATTTCCAGGTCTTTTGAATTGAATGTTTTAATATAGTTCCTAAAAGGAATCATATCTTGCTTTAGAAAAATGTTTATGGGCAATTTTCTATTACTCTCCCACCACCATATTTCACCTGCTTCTAGAAATTTTTGTTTTTCTACTTCTGATTGAATTGATGAATATTCGTATAAACTTGTAACATTTGCATCAAAGTTAATAATAATCCCAATATATTCTATGTCATTTGACCGAATGCAAGTCATGAAGGGGAAATTCTGCTGAAAGCTGTTTTTGGTTGTCATTAAATTGCAATAAATATATACATGAAATTACCAGTTTATTTATATACTAACCTGTTCGAAGTGATATTGGATCTGGATAATAACAATAGGATTAATCAGATTATGTACCAAAGAGACTTAAAATTGCAAAAAGGTATCAAAAATAAGATACAAATCCAGTTTAAAAACAGTGACCAGAAGTTATTGGATGTGTCGACGGGTACATACGTATTCACCCTTTTTGATACGATCAATCAACGAGATCTCGTACAAAAGGATATAACAATATTGGATGATGGAGTAACCAAGGCGTTGCGTGGATTGGGTGAAGTGGTATTCACAGAGGGTGATCTATCAGCATGTGAGAGTACATATTACAAAATGGGTATCAAGGCATTGGATTCAGATGGGTCGTATATTTCAACCTACGCGAATACGTATTATGGAGTAGGTGGAACTATTGAGGTATTGCATGATTTATTCCCAACTCTTTTACCAAGTCAAGAGGTGAAGGCATTTTCATCTTATTACAATGCCGATTCAGGATTCCAACAATACGAATACTATTCGGGGAATTTAAATGCTAATCCTCAATTTAAATCAAATTCGGCACTGCACACGGCGGCGGTGTATATGACTCGATATAAAGGTAAAATTCTCATCGAAGGCACCCTAGAGAACTCACCATCAACTTTTGGTAATTATGCAGTAATATCCACAAGAACCTATTCAGGATTTAGTGGCATAGATTATTTTAATTTTAATGGTATATTTTCCAAGATAAGAATTCGATATATTCCTGAGAAGGAACCCATATCTCAATTGAATAACAATACCGCATATGCCGGTACCGTTGACAGGGCCTTATATAGAAGTTAAACTTAGGCATGAACCTTATACAGGAGAGCCTACAATCATCACTGCCGCCTAAACGAAAAGTCACGACTGGCGGATGGATTAGCTTCAATTGTGTGGCATGCACACATAGGGGTGAATCAATTGATAAAAAAGCGCGAGGCGGGGTTCTTTTCACCAACGATGGATTTGTATATTCTTGTTTTAATTGTGGATTTAAAGCAGGGTGGCAACCTGGAAAATTACTGAGTAAAAACACCAAGAATTTATTTCATTGGTTGGGAATGTTTGACGTAGATATCAACAAACTTTCAATCGAAGCCCTTCGTGAAAAAGATGGGATTCATGTAATTAAGAAGCCATTATCATTCACTTTACAAGATAGAGCGCTACCACCTGGTTGCCGACCATTTACAGATTATATACTCGATCAAACATTCACTGATCCAGAATTTTTTGCAGTAGTTGAGTATGTGACCAATCGAGGATTTTCATTGGAAGATTATAATTGGCATTGGGCAGATACTCCGGGTTATAAAAACAGAGTCATTATACCATTTTATCAAGACGGTAGGATTGTCGGGTGGACCGGCAGAAAAATAACAGAAGGAAATCCAAAATATCTCACTGATAGCCAACCTGGATATGTTTTCAATATAGACGCACAGGTTAGTGACAGGGCATACGTTATTATGGTAGAGGGCCAATTTGATGCGATCGCAATCGGTGGGGTAGCAATTATGACCAATATTCCAACTGAGACACAATGCGCAAGGATAAATCAATTGGGCAAAGAGGTTATCGTTGTTCCAGATCGAGACAAGGCTGGGTCAAACATTTTAGAATCGGCATCACGCAATGGATGGAGTATAAGCGTTCCTCCGTGGGAACATGATATTAAAGATGCGGCAGATGCGATGAAAAGATATGGAAAAACATATACCCTTGCATCGATACTTCATTATAAAGAGTCAAATAATATTCGTATCGAGATGCAAAAGAAAAGGCTAGAAAAAATAAATGAATAGTTATAAGAAGAAACCGGCACAGGTAAAGCAGACTGATTACAGCTATGAAGTACAGAAGCTGTATATAGAAATGTTTTTATCTGATGCCGAGACATTTGCACGGTGTCAGAACATTTTTGATGCAGAGAATTTCGACCAGCGGTTGCAGGAATCCGCGGCATTCATAACTGAATATGTTGACAAGTACAAAGTGATGCCCGAAACTTCTATCGTCAATGCTTCGTGCAAATCATCGTATGAAACGGTTGTGCTACCTCGGGAAAATTATGATTGGTTGATGGATGAATTTGAACTATTCAGCAGACACAAATCATTAGAGAGGGCTATTTTACAATCATCAGATTTGCTTGAGGCTGGCGACTATGGGCCTGTTGAAAAACTAATCAAAGAAGCCATTCAGATAAGTTTGAATAAGGATATGGGGACTGACTATTGGGAAGATCCTCGCGGGAGATTGATGAAATTAAAGGATAATAACGGGCAGATGAGCACAGGTTGGCCATCAGTTGATAAGATATTATTCGGTGGATTTAAACGTGGTGAATTGAATATTTTCTGCGCAGGCTCGGGAGGGGGCAAGTCGTTGTTCCTTGCAAATCTTGCTTTGAATTTTGCACAAGCAGGATTAAATGTAATTTATCTAACATTCGAACTCGCAGAAGAATTGGTTAGTATGCGGATCGATAGTATGGTTACTGGATTGGCATCACGTGAGATCTTTAAAAATCTAGATGAAGTTGAGTTGCGTGTAAAGATGTCGGGAAAAAAGGCTGGCGGAATTCAAGTAAAATACATGCCTTCTGGAAAGAATTGCAACGATTTACGGGCATATTTGAAGGAATATCAAGTAAAAACAGGCGTAAAAGCCGACATTATTTTAGTGGACTACTTAGACCTAATGATGCCCTTATCTGTCAAGGTTTCCCCATCAGATTTGTTTGTGAAAGACAAATATGTATCTGAAGAGCTAAGAAACTTAGCAATGGAAACTCATTCGGTTGTTGTTACTGCATCACAGTTAAACAGATCAGCCGTGGAAGAAATAGAGTTTGATCACAGTCATATTGCCGGTGGATTATCCAAAATTCAAACAGCGGACAATGTGATTGGTATCTTCACAAGCAGGGGAATGAAAGAACGTGGCCGCTATCAAATCCAGTTTATGAAAACCAGATCAAGTAGCGGAGTTGGTTTTAAAGTTGACCTTGCTTATGATGTGGATACATTGCGAATCACTGACCTGGGAGAAGAAGAAAGCCAAGCAAGCCTCGCACAAGGCGGAGGTGGCAAACCATCTGCAAGTGCTGCAATTATGAATGCTTTCAAGAAAACCAGCACAGTAAAAGAAAATGTAGATCAAGAAACGGGAGAAATCCGTAGTGATAATCCAAACGAGGGCATATCTATTGGAAAGACAAAGGTTCAAATTGAATCATCTAAGATGCGGCAAATATTAAACAAAATGAATTCAGATAGGGAAGATTGACAAATATGACAAAAAATACATTATACATTGATATGGATGGCGTGGTTGCTGATTGGTCGGCGGGCGCCACCGAAATAATTGGGTACTCGTTGCCCAATGCATCAGCATATTACCCCCCGGGGCATTGGGTGAAAGTTACGGAATGCAAACGATTATACAGGAACTTACCAAAAATGCCCGGAGCGGATGAAATGGTAGATACTGCACGAAAATTTCGAGATGATCTCGGATGGGAATTATTATTCCTCACCGCTGTTCCCAAATCAAATGATGTGCGATGGGCTTTTTATGATAAGGTACATTGGGTATTAGAAAGATATCCTGAAATCCCCGTGCATTTCGGACCATATAGTAAAGACAAACATGTGCATTGTAAGCCCGGTGATGTGCTGGTGGACGACAGAGTTGAAAACATCCATGAATGGGTCGGGGCCGGGGGTCACGGAATTTTAGTGGGACTAAATGAAGTGCCTAAAGCAACTACTGAATTACTGCACCACTTTCACCGTTTATACAATAACCTGTTGTAAGTATTTTTGTGCAAGGGCAACACGCATTTGTGGATGTTGCCCGGGCCAATGCATTATCCAATCACCGGGTTGCCATTGCCCATCTGTGCCGAGTCTATCTAGATCGGTTGTTCGATCAGTATGGCATCCATCACTATAACACGCGGCGTTCAAAGTTCTTTGAGGTACAATTTTAATGATATCTTTAAATCGATAAAATGAATCTATCATTGCTTGTTGTTCCACCCATCCGTGATTATTGTATTTTGGTTGGAGAGAAAATATATATTCCAGATATGATCGTCCTTCGGGCGAGTTGCGCACCATGCATACGCCATTATTGATTTCGTTGAACCAGGTTGCAAGTATGAAATGAAACTTATTATCAGCAACATCTTCAATCTTAATTGTATGATTAGTAATCAGGGCATCGCCATCTATCCACAGTAACCAATCTAAATCAGGATTTGATTTGCACAATTCAAGGAGGGTCCAAATCTTAATAAACCCGGGATTCATCTCACCCCTGTTTGCATCTAGGTCAATTATGTGATATGGATATTGATGTTTATTACAATATGGCAGTTGATTTTGATCCCATGTATACTGGGTGAGGTATCGATAACCTTGATCTTGCATAGTTACTAGGGCGCATTTCATATCAGATATTTATATGCTAAGTTAACGCAATGATAATTAAATTATATGACTAAAACATTTTCCCATTCCGGTACAACCGGAGATGTATTCAACGCGATGTCCGTGGTAAAAGCTCTCGGGGGCGGCCACCTTTATCTAAAACTAAACCATCTTGCAAAAGCGGTGAGAGAGAAACTCGGATGGGATATCGACCCAATTCATGCAGGTAGAATGACACAACATGATTTCGATATTATGAAAGAATTTATACTCCATCAACCGTACATAACAGGGTTCAGTGTTTGGAACGGGGAACACATTGACCACGACTTTGACGAAATGGCCTTGCATCATGAGACCGGAATATTTCCCAGAAACTTTCCCAACCAATACGCAAAGTCCCAGGGATTGAATTTAGAAGAGTACAAGACTGTATTGCAGAAGCTTCCATATATGGAATGCCGGGAACCAATTAAAATCCAAGACAGGCCCTTTGTCATATTCCGTGGGGAACGATATCAATCTGGTAATGAAACTTTATCCAAGCAATGGTTAGAATGGATTAATTGGGGATTGCTCGAGAGATCTGTATTTGTGGGATTACCCAACGACCATCAATGGTTCTGCAAAGTATTCAACGCAGAAGTGCCCCATTATCAAACTCCTACCTTCATGGATATGGCAAGGGTTATGCAGGGTTCCGAAATGATCATTACATCTATGTCGTCGCCTTGCGCGATGGGGCTTGCTCTTGGGAAGACAATGTGGATTGAAACCCGGAAGAATGAGCCACATGATCGTCTTGAGGTAAACTACCCATTTCGGATGAACGTATTTTATTTTTAATACAATAAAACACGAGCTTTCCGGGTATTGGCCGTCTCACATCAGCCACGGTAAATCCAGAATCCGACATAATTTGTGTTAATTGATCTTCGCTTAAAAACCAAAGGTGTTCAATCTTTTTCCAATGATGTTTACCTCGAATATCCCAGAAATCC